TAGTCTACAGAGCAATTTTGTAGTGTTTTGTTCACTAGTATACTTCAGTCTGCATACAAGAGACCAGACACACACTGTCTGGGGAGAAGAGTTGCTCCTACTCTCTACGAGGGGTCACACTCAGGGTGTGTGACCAGGACCCCACATAGTTTAACGTCTTTGCGTAGACAAATCGAAAACGGCTCATCCGAATTCCGCTTTAAAAGCGTCAACTCGGGTGATGAGATTTTCTTTGTTGGGGTGATGTCGAATGTCACGGATGAACTGCAATCTATATGTCTCATACAAAGGATCGGAGACGTTCTTATGGAGAAAACGAAACAGGGTTTTAGCCCAAGATTCGGGTTCGCCATGAGGACGTCCTTTCCAATGCGTGGAACAGAAAGAAAATTCTCCGGGTGGTTTCACATCGACACCCTTCACGGTAAAGCCAAGTTGGATGTAAACATCCACCATACCTTCCAAGTATCTTTCTAACGCGTCATCACCCATTTGACAACCTTCCGCTTCACATTCTTCATCAACACCAAGAAGGAGTTGAACGATGATGCAAAGCATGAGTCGCATATGGGAATTAGTGGAGGAAGTAAGATACGAACCCGAAGGAAGAATGCAAGCGAGGAGCTGCTCAAACATTTTCCCAGAGGGTAATTGGAAGACCTTCAAAGCCATACAATGAAAACGGACTTTGGCCAATATGAGCCAAGGAACGCTCTCAGAGCAAAACCGTGAACGGTAGGCCAAATCCAGCATAAGAAGCCAGAATGGAACGGACCAATCCCAACCAGATACATCCGTGGAACATAGCTTGTATTCGGCTTGCCTAGCGAGGAACCAAGAATATAAAGACTCTTGTCCCTCATCATGCAAACCCATTCCAGGCTTGTACGGAATGTAGCCATTCATTTCGATCTCCAACTTATTGAGTTTGGAGAACAAAAGCCGTTCGATTAAATTGTCAACCAAAGAGACACCGGATATAATCCTAAAACGTCCTTTATCAAGTTTCTCTCGTTTATGGGGTTCATCTTTAATAAAGGTGTAGATAGGATCACAAACCAATGCCTCAATTAGCTGAGAGCCGGTGGTAGAAGTGAAGTCATAATTCAACATTTTGTCTAAACGGTCAAGCACCAACAATATCAAAGATCGACGGTCCTCACACCAGGTTGATTTCTTTGAACTATAGTAGTTCAAAGGAATACCGGGTGTGGAATCGGGATCAGAATCGTCGATACAATCATCGATAGACAAAACGAGGTCGGGTAGTAAACAGAATTCAGAAACACCTTCGAGTAGGAGACGAGTAGATAGAAGAATGTCAGAATGAAACTCCTCTAAGGTTTTCGGTCCATCAGACCCTGTAAAACATCCAGGGAGGCCGAGCGAAGAAGTTCCTCCGGGTAATGCTTCTTCAAGCTCGTCTTTAAAACGTCTCTGTAAGCCCTTCTCGAGCTCGTAGACAGCTTTATCGACGGATCGCTGTAGAATTTCATCACTCGGTTGTAGTCGCTCAACTTTGTGAATGCTTCCGTGGTAAGCCAAGGAGGTAATAAGTCCTTGTTCACTACGTTGGGGCCAGTCAAGGTGTGCTGTTTCGGGGAAATGGTCGTGTATGAAGTCGACGGGACGGGGCTTGCTAACTGTGAACGTAGTGTTTCCAGTACCGCAATATCGCAAGATTCCGTTTGTCGTCTCTGTGATCCACTCATGGTCAACTCCTTTCTGGTAGTTGCCGAGATCATAGAGCTCTTTCGCTGTCCTAGGGCGCTCACGCCTGGACTGCGATAAAAATCCGTCGTATCAACATTAGCATTCTCCTTACCGTAAAAATCGTCGTCAAATGGAGGACCAGAGAAATCCATTTCTTCATCGTCGAAAATATCGATTTTGTCCCAAGGGAGAACCGATATCTTACCAACGCTCAGAGAATCAATGGCAAATTCAGAATCTCTGAATTTGACACGGTCTCTGCCGCGTATAGCTTTCGAACCGATGTTAAAACTCGTTTCCGTCCAAACATTGTCGTCGTATTCCTCGAATGATTCCTTAATAGATTGTTTGGTGTGTCTCAACAAACGAGCGATGAGGTCGGCGATAGCAGTTGCTTCATTAACGACAACGTTCGTGTGTTTGTCAATCCTAGATCCCGTATGGAGACCCACGACCTCGCCATCTTTATTAAAGATGGGAGCACCAGACCAACCGGCAGCCGTTGACGCGTAATGGTCAAAACCAAACGCTCTTTCGACGACTTTAGTAGCGCCAGAACTCTCATACCAGATTTCGCTGTCGGCTGTACCTTTGACTCTAACGTATCCGTTTCGAGAATATGGTGCCGCATTGAGAGCCCTTCCCCATTGGTTAATAACGTAATTGTCCTCAAAGAGAACAAAATCAGAAACATCGCCAGTAGCAATGGGTTCTTGAGTAAAGTGATAACCCCGATTGCCAAAACACAAACGAGTGTTGTCACCAAACTTATCATACACATGCTTGGCAGTGACCAAGAAGATACGGCCTCGCACAGCTAATCTGAAAGCACAACCGACAAATTTACCATTAGTAGTAAAGTAGAATATCCCTTTGGGTATACTCTTCAAAACATTCATGGAAGATCCGTCGACTGCGGCTTCCTTACCAACACGAGGTCGCATCGAAAAAGCCCAAAGATCATCAATGCCAATTTTATATTCAACTCCCTTAATGAAAACTTCAATATAAGGTTTACCAGTGGAGGAGTATCGTAAATTCTTGGCATTGACAAGATCGTTGTCAACAGTTTCAGTGGTAACGTAATACCAAACGATGAATTTTCCGGCAAAATACCGGAAAATCCAACCAATGAAATAGAATGGAATGCCGAGGAGAGCCCTCACGGGCTTTACAAGGCAGTACCATAGCGCAGTAGCTACCAGAGGTGTGATCTTGAACAAAAGATACAAACCAACTATGGTCCCTAAAAGCCAAGAAGTCGGAATGCTATCTAATTTAGAGACCACATCTCCAGTAGTATCAAAGAGAAATGAAAACAAATCCGCC